GAATTCTGGTGCTACTGCATTGGAGTGGGCTAGTGATTCTTCTGGTGGGGGTGGGATTGCCTTGGGGGATTTATCTATCGTATCAGGGGGAACTGCGAATACAGCAAGCCTAAGTTATAATAGTGCAAATGGGCAATTTACTTTTACTGGGAATGATTATACGGGGCTAATAACAACAGTAGCAAATATGATTAATGGCACTAAACCCAGTTTCGCTGAACAAACTGTAACCCCTAGCGCAAATAGCTATACTGATTGGCCACATGGTCTTGGAGATCATCCAGATGCAGTTTCAATTTCTTATAAATGCACAAGCGCAGATTTGGGTTATTCAGTAGGAGAAATTGTGCTTTCGCATGACCATTGGGCAGAAACTAATTCAGTCGCTTTTTGTGTTTCTACATCAACAACAAATGTAAGAATTTATAATGGGTATACTGGTTATTATTTTCTGCCAAGCAAAACAAATTCTCAGGGGGCTTATACAAATGGGGGGGCTGTAGGCAAATGGGATCTTTTAGTCAGAGCGTGGAAGTTTAACTAATGGCAATTATCCCCCTTAAAATTCCAGAAGGAATATACAAAAACGGGACACCGCACCAAGGCGCAGGGCGGTGGACTTCTGCAAATTTAATGCGTTTTTATGAATCTGGAATTCGTCCCGTTTTAGGATGGCGGTTTTGGGGGTATATTGACAGTGGGACTTCAGACCAAAGATGCCCAAGAGGGATTCATGCTTGGCGTGATAATTCTGGGAGTAGGTGGCTTGTCACGGGACAATATGATAAGGTCTATGCTTATACTATTTCAGCAAATAAAGCAGATATTACGCCATCTGGCATGACCACAGGACGTTTATCAGCGCAAGAAAATTTAGGATATTCAGGCGGAACGTACTCTACTGGAGAATATGGTACGCAGAGAGTTTCTACTGGAAATTATCTACCAGCAACAATCTACCATTTCGATAATTGGGGCGAAGACTTGCTTTTTATGCATACGGACGATGGCAAGCTCTACAGATGGGAGCTTGACCATACAACCCCGACTTTAGCAAGTCAGGTACTCAATTCCCCAACGAGTTTAAAAGCTTTTGTGGTAAGTGAAAACAGATTTGTCATGGCTTGTCAGTCCAGAACAATCAATTGGTGTACGCAAGAAAATATCACAGATTGGACTCCATTATCTACTAATTCAGCAGGGAGTTTTACATTAAACACAAGCGGAACAATTCAGTCAGCAACACGGGTCAGAAAACAAGTTTTCTTTATAACTGACGAAGATTGCTGGGTATCCAATTATCTAGGCTCTCCCTTTTATTGGGGTTTTGAGCGAGTTGGAGCTACTGGTACTATTGCCCCAAGATCATATGCCAACATTGATATAGGATGCGTATACATGGGGCATAGGGGGTTTTATTTATATAATGGAAATTTGCAAAAGATTAATTGTGATATTGCTGATTTCTTTTTTGATGATCTTAATAAAACAGAATCTGGACAAATCTATGCAGTTACTAACAGGCAATTTTCAGAAGTCATTTGGTTCTATCCATCTACCACAAGTACGCATTGTAATAAGTATATTTCATGGAATTACGAAACGAATGTATGGAGCGTAGGCGAATGCGAAAGATCTTGTGGGGTTGATAGGGGGGTATTTGAATTACCGATTTATGCATCTTCTTTAAATAAAACAGACGCTGGCACTGGATCTGTTGTCCCTGCAAGTGTGATGCTGTATGAGCATGAAGTAGGCGTTTCATATCCAGAAGCTGTGGGAAATACAGCAGGCGTACCATTTTTGGAATCTGGAGATATTGATTTGGGTCAGGATAAAATATTACATTTAACAAAATTGATCCCAGATGAAGCTAATTTGGGTGATGTGAATATTAAATTAAAATCAAAATTATACCCAACTTCCTCAGAAACTACCCACCCATCTTCAGGGTCTTATTCATCTACCAATCCAACGCCAATACGAGTTTCAGGCAAACAACTAAAAGTGCGGTTTGAAGCGAATACTTCCCAACCATCAGATTTCAGGATTGGGACGTTCAAGATGGAAGGTAAAGCTGGGGGTGGAAGATGAAGCTTGCACCACCGCCTGCACAATATGATCAAAATTACGAAATAGAACGAAACAGAGAAATCGAACTGACAGACTCAGACAACCAAAAAAGAAACACTGACATTATTTTGACAAGTGCTAATGGCAGTCGTTTCAAACTAACCATCGATAATTCAGGAAATTTATCAACAACGTCTGTTTAATGTTAGAAAAATATCGTGAACTTTTAGAACGTGCTTTGCGCCATTGCGGAGATACACATACTTTTGAGGATATCCAAAAGGGTGTGGCTTCGGGAGATATGCAGGCATGGGAAGCTGATGATAATGGTATAATTATCACAGAAATTGTGGTATATCCTAAGAAGAAATCATTAAACATTTTTCTCGTAGGATTAGAAACTAGACAAGGGTTTGCTCAATTAAAGAAGATGGAAAAGGCATTGTGCGAATTTGGTAAAATTATGGGTTGTCAATCAATGACAATTTTAGGGCGAAAAGGATGGACAAAACTTCTGCCTGAATTCGGATTTGATATTCAACACTTCAAAATGGAAAGGACACTGTAAATGGGCGGTAGTTCAAAAACAGAAACTAAGGAAAAGCCTCCACATATTGTAGAAGCGGAAAAAGACGCTCTTGCAATGGCGAATTATCTTAGCAAGCTTGGGTATATGCCAAGAACTGGCGTACAGATCGCTGGATTGTCTGATAGGACATTAGATAGCATGAGAGGTACAAATTCAGGGCTAGAAGCCTTTGGATTACCAACGTCTGATGTAACAGCTAATATTCCGCAAACAACGACTAGTGCAAGCGGAATCGAGGGCTACACAACAACATCAGGATTAGACGAATTGATTGCGACTATGCAAAAAGATCGCCCAGCCCAGTACAAGTATATCATGGATATGTTCATTGATCCTGTCACTGGGGAAATGCCTAGTGGTTCTCCTTTTAATGCAAATTCTGCAACGACAGCTTCAACGGGTGATGAAACAATGGACTATATCCAATCTGTCGGGGGAAACGCCCACCACAACGACATTAAAGGGTATGAAAAAGATGCTTTTAATGAAGCCCATCATAGAAATGTAGCGAATGCAGATACTTCAGGGCGATATGAGAAGTGGCATTATGAAGGAGATCCCAGTGGGTATGTTAATATTTGGGATGCAATCACTGGGAAAAACAAGTTTTCTGATCAATATGATGACAAATTAAACAGATATAGATTGTAGGTGGAAAATGGCAGGCTCTGATCAAAACTTATATCAAAATGTAGCCACAGGAATGCAGAATGCTGGTACTGGGCTTAATAACGCTATGGGATATCAGCCAATGAATGTAAGTGTAGCTGATAGAGATATGACCAAATATCTCAATCCTTACACTCAAAATGTCATTGATAACACGATGACCACATTGGGTGATGCTAATAAAATTGCTAACCAGCAAATCGCAGATAAAGCAGATTCTATGAATGCATTTGGGGGCAATAGAATGGGTGTTCAGCAGGCGATTCAATCCGCAAAATTTGGGGAACTGGCTACGAATATGGCATCTAAATTAAATGAGGCCAATTATAATCAGGCATTAGCTAATACGCAGTTTGATCAAACGTCCCAACTACAAGCTGATTTAGCCAACCAGACCGCAGGCTTAAATGCAAATCAACAAGGTATAGCTGGTGCATCAGCATTAGGACAACTCGCTAATCTTGGGTTTAATCAAGGGCAAACTTTACAAAATCAGCAAGCTCAACAAGGGGCTTTAGTGCAGGCTTTAAACCAAGCCATATTAGATGCAGAAAATGCACAAGTTGAAGGGTTCTTGGGACAGCCTAATAATGCTTTTGCCCAACTTCTCGCTGGCCTTAGTCCATTGACAGCAACCGCACCTTCATCATCAACAACATCAAAGCAAAATAGCATATGGGATATTTTGGTAGGAATTGGCAAAGCCTCGCAATAATTCTAGGAAGTTTTTTTATAATGGGAATGTCAGAAAATGTGAATTTAGCCTATAAAATGTTTAAGGATTTAGGCTATTCGGATGTAGCAACTTCCGCTCTTGTTGGGAATGCCATGACGGAAAGTTTCCCCCAACTTAGACCCACTGTGATCAATGAAGATGATGCAGATGCAAGGGGGTCTAGTTCTTTTGGAATTTTCCAATGGCGTGACTCTAAAGGGAAAGGGTGGGATAGCCCTAGAATTCAGTGGCTAAAAACCTATGCAAAAGAAAAAGGGTTAGATCCAAATGATATTAGGACTCAAGTTCTGTTTGCTGATTGGGAATTAAGAAATAAATTTAAAAGCACTTATGATAAATTAATGACTTCA